TTCAGTGCTTATGATAACTTGCCCCCATCATTTTCTGATTTCATCCTTGCACACGTTGCTGGATTGGTTGCTGAGAAAACAGAACAGAACATCTGGAGTGGACAAACTGGTAACGCTGGAGAATTCGACGGGTTCTACTACTTAGCTACTGCTGGTGGTGCTGGAACTGTTGCAGTTTCTGGTTCACCTTTAACTGCTTCAAATATCATTGATGAAATGGGTAAAGTGGTCGATGTAATTCCTTCAGGCATTTATGGAAAAGAAGATTTGTATATCTATGTTTCAAGAAAAGCTGCTAAATTATACGTTAGAGCGTTAGGTGGTTTTGGAGCTAATGGCTTAGGAGCTAATGGTGTTAATGCACAGGGAACGCAATGGTGGAACAATGGAGCACTTTCTTATGATGGTGTAAAAGTTGTAATTGCTTCTGGATTGCCAGATGATTCAATGATGGCTGCACAGAAAAGCAACCTCTATTTTGGAACGGGCTTACTTTCTGACCACAATGAAGTTAAACTTCTTGATATGGGAGATTTAGATGGTTCTCAAAATGTACGAGTAGTAATGCGATTTACTGCTGGTGTTCAGATTGGAATTGCTGAGGACGTAGTTATATACGCTTAATTAACTTGGGGAGTGTAAAAGCTCCCCTTTATAAAATATTTATTAACCTTAACTATTTGATTTTCAATTAGTTAGCAAAATTTAAGACGTGGCGTGTGATTTAACAAAAGGCAGAAAAGTACCTTGTAAAGATGTAGTTGGGGGCATCACAAGAGTTTGGTTTGTAGATTTTGGAAGTTTAGGAACTGTAACTCAAACAGATGATGCAATCAGTGATATGACTGGAACTTTTACTGCATTTCAATATGATGTTAAAGGAAACAGTTCATTAGAGCAAACCATTACTTCTAGTAGAGAAAATGGAACAACCTTTTTTGAACAAGCTTTAACTTTAACTTTGCCTAAATTAAGCAAAGAAGACAACAAAGAAATAAAACTTTTAGCTTTTTCAAGACCCCATATTTGTATTGAAGATTACAATTCAAATTTTATTTTGATGGGGCTTGAACACGGAGCAGATATAGTTGGTGGAACAATTGTAACTGGTTCTGGAATGTCAGAGCTTAGTGGTTATACTCTTAATTTCTCAGCATCAGAGCTTAAGCCTGCAAATTTCATTATTAATGGAACTTCAGCTGACCCTTTTGCTGGAATGAGTTCAGCCACAGTTACAATAACAGTAGGTACTAATTCATAGGTAGTATAGTTAATAATTAGTGTTTGTTAAGGAAGGGTAGGTTGGAAGATAACTTACCCTTTTTTTATTAAAAAAAATGCAAGTAATAACAACAACTGGAACAAGATTGATTAATTTAGTACCAAGAGAAAAATTTTCTGGTGCTAAAACCTATTCACTAGTGATAAAATCTGAGGAATTAAATAAAGTGATTTTTACTGATTCTAATGCAACTTTTTCAGAAGTTGACTATTACTATACTTACAGCACTACACAAGCTCTTACAGAAGCTAATTTTTACACCTACGAGGTAAGAAACACTACTGATAATACGTTAGTATTTAAAGATAAAATTTTTGCAACAGACCAAACAGTTAGCACTTTCAATATAAGCAACAATGTTTACACTGAAACCTCAACTGGCGATAACGAATACATTTATGCATAATGGACAATGTTCACTTAATACAACTAAGCAGCTACGAAAGACCAACAATTACTGAAGAAAAAAATCAGGATTGGGTTGGCATTGGTGACAACAACGATTATTATCAAAGTTTGATTGATGCTTATATGGATAGCACTACAAACAATGCTGTTATAAATGGTATTGTAAACCAGATATATGGCAAAGGGTTAGATGCAACAGATAGCAATAGAAAGCCTGAGCAGTATGCTGAAATGAAAAAAATCTTAAAACCCAAAGAATTAAGAAGGGTTGTACAGGATTTAAAATTATTAGGTGAAGGTGCTTTTCAAGTAACTTATTCAGGTGATAAGATTGCAAGTATTACACATTTTCCAAGAGAAACATTAAGAGCAGAAAAGTGTGGAGAAGATGGTAAAATAAAAAATTATTTATATAGTGCTGACTGGACAAAAGTAACAAAGCAAACAGAACTTAAAAAATTTCCTGTATTTGGTAGTGGTGCAACTAATGAAATATTTATTGTTAGGCGTTATGTAAGTGGTTACTTCTATTATAGTCCAGCGGATTATCAAACAGCATATTGCACTTTAGAGAAACATATTGCAGATTATTTAATAAATGATGCACAATGCAGTTTTAGTGGTACTAAAATAATCAACTTCAATAATGGAGTCCCAGATAGGGAAAAGCAAGAGCATATTAAATCACAGGTACTTCAAAAACTTACAGGAAGTTATGGAGAGAAAGTAATTGTAGCATTTAATAATAATACAGAAAGTAAAACTACAATTGACGATGTAAGTTTGACAGATGCACCAGAGCATTACAATTATCTGTCAGAAGAGTGTACAAGAAAAATACTTGTAACACACAGAGTTAGTTCTCCTTTGTTAATTGGTTTAAGAGATGGTAATAATGGTTTAGGTTCAAATGCTGATGAAATAAAAAATGCTAGTTTGTTATTTAACAATGTGGTAATAAAACCTTATCAAGATTTAATTTTAGATGCATTGGATGAATTGTTTGCAGTAAATAACATTTCATTGAACTTGTATTTTAAAACCATTGAACCTTTAGAGTTTATGGATTTAGACGATAATTTAGATGCAGAAACAAAAGAAGAAGAAACTGGTATTAAGCAAGAAGATGATGCTGAAGCATTGGAAGCTACAAGGCACTGTTTCCATAACATAGATGACAAAGTATTAAACAGCATTGCAGATGAATTAATTGCACTTGGTGAAGATGAAGATTTAGATAACTACACTGTTGTAGATGAAAGGGAAGTTGATTATGATAATGAAGCAAGTTTGGATAAAATGCTGAACCTAGCTAGTACAGGTGTTGCAAGACCAAAAGCAAAAAGTGAACAAGATGGCACTTCAAAGCAAGAAAGCCAAAAGGGTGTTTTATTTAAAGTAAGGTACACTTATTCACCTAAGAAAGTAAGTGCAAATTCAAGAGAGTTTTGTAAGAAAATGGTTGCAGCAAATAAAGTGTACAGAAAAGAAGATATTATGATGATGGATAAAAAACCAGTAAATGCTGGTTTTGGTGAGGGTGGTGCTGATACGTATTCAATTTGGTTGTATAAAGGCGGCCCAAGATGCCGACACAAATGGTTCAGAAAAACTTATATGCTTAAGGATGATAAGCAAACAGAGATAACAACAGGCAGAGCAAGAAGCAAAGGTTTTGTAGCACCTAAAAACCCACAGAAAGTACCTGTTGCACCTAATGATATGCCAAGAAAAGGATTTAGTCCAAGAAATAGAAATTTACCTAAAGACGCTAGATAATGCCAAAAGCACTTTTTATATCACGACAAGATTTAGTTACATTCACAACTGCAAACGGTAACCTCGACCCAGATAAATTCTTACCCTATATCCGTATTGCTCAGGACATTCATATTCAGAACTATCTAGGAACTGATTTAATGGAGAAAATTGAAAGTTTAATTACTGCTGGAACTTTAACTTTGGTAGATAATCCTAATTATTTTAATTTGGTAAAAGACCACGTTAAAGATATGTTGATATACTGGGCAATGGTGGAGTATTTGCCTTATGCTGGTGTGAATATTACAAACAATGGTATATTTTCAATGCAACCTGAAAACAGTACAGTATTGGATAAAAACAGGGTTGACAGCTTAATTGAAAAAGCAAGAGATACAGCACAGCACTACACACGTAGGTTTATAGATTACATAACTTTTAATCAAACATTATTCCCTGAATACAACAGCAACAGCAATGGAGATATGAACCCTGATGATGTTGCAGATTTTGGAGGATTTGTACTTTAAAAAATAGATTATGGCAGTAACAAATGGATGGGGACAAGGAGTAATTAACAACACTAATGGTTGGGGTAAATTAGCTACTAACACTATTGGTGCTGGTTCTGTTTATGAGAACAGTGCAAGTGGAGATACTGCATTAATTGGAACAAGTGCTGCTTTTAGTTATTCAGCAAGTTCATTTACTCAAGCTGATGCTGACCCAACTCCAACAATTACAGGAACAACAGGTGGAACGTTTAGTGGTACTAGTGGATTGGTCTTTATTTCAACCTCAACAGGGCAGATTGATTTAAGTGCTTCAACGATTGCTGCACACGTTGTTACATATACAGTTGGTGGTGTAAGTTCTAATTTTAATTTATCAGTTACAGCAGCACCGTTTTCTAATACACTTTCTTACAATTTTGATGGTGTGGACGATTTTATAGAAGCAAATCTAGATGGTACTGCTTCAGGTGGAATTCTAGCTGCTTCAGATAGTGATATTAATTTAAGTGTATCATTTTGGTTTGCATCTCAAGGAAATAATAATAATAAAGGAATTATTTCTTGGGGTAATCATATTCCAGATGGTTTTCCAGCTTTCTTTACCGTTCAGCAAATTTTTCAATCAGGTCAAAGAAAAATACAAGTTCAAGCTGATGGTGCTTCATACAGAGGTACAGTAGATATTTCAAACACAGATGGTGTTTGGCATCACGTTTTAATTACTAGAACTTCTTCAGATAATACTTGGAGAGGGTTTTTAAATGGAAGTTCTTCAGCTTGGTTTACTCACGATGATGGAGGTAGTATTACTTATAGAAACTTTGCTGAAAAATTATATATAGGTGCTGGTTATGTACCTTATTACAGCGGTAATATTGACGAAGTATCAGTTTTTAATAGTGTTCAAAATGCTGCTACCATCTATGGCACAGGAGTCCCCAACGACATCAGCTCGTTAAACCCTGTTGCTTGGTATAGAATGGGAGAAAACAGTAACTACAAATCTCCACAATGGTTAATGCCAGAAAATAGTAACTTTTCAAATTCAAGATTTAGTAATTTTAGCTTAGAATTTGATGGAGTGGACGATTTCATTGAATTAAGCTCTGGTATGTCAACAAGTGGCACAAATTGGAGTATTTCTTGCTGGTTTAAAACCTCTCAAAGTGGTGGAAATAGAATTTTAGTAGGTCAAACAGGAAGCAAGTATTTTGGAATTAATTTTGGAAAGTTAACATTTATTTCATCAGATAATTCTTTCGACACAATAAGCTCATTTAATGTTAATGATGGTAACTGGCATAATGCAATCTTCACATACAACTATACAACAGGAGCTTGGAAAAATTATATTGATGGCGTAATTGAAGATGACCAAACTGCTACTACTGGCGTAAACATTCCAGGTTGGAAATTTTTTGGAGCAAGAAGTTCAACACAATTTAGAGCTAATTGTAACCTTGATGAAATAGCTTATTTTGAAACAGAGCTTTCTGCATCAGATGTAAATTCAATTTATAATTCAGGAATTCCAACTGACTTAAGCAGTTATTCACCCAAAGGTTGGTGGAGAATGGGAGAAGAAGCAACATTTAGCACCAACTGGACAATACCTGACCAAGTAGGAAGCAACGATGGAACAAGCAGCAATATGACAATTGAGGATAAAGTAGGAAATGCTCCAAATAGTGATAACAATGCAGTTAGTTTCAATATGACTGAAAGTGACAGAGAAACAGACGTACCATCTTAAAATATAAAAAAATGAATAATAAAACTTATGCAATTTGCAACATAGCAACAGATTTAAAAAACATTGACTTTTCACAAGTAGGTGAAAGCTCAGCATCAACGATTAGAAGAAGTTTAGATGATACTTTATTTGTAATTAAATACAATGCAGAGCCATCATTTATAAAAGATGGTACAGTAAAACCATCACAAACTTTAACTCATTCAGAAGCTTTAGAATTGATGAGAAGTGAAGCTTGGAGTCAACCAGAACCAATTGAAGAATAAAAGTATAATATTGTGCAAAAATCTTTAAATATGGAAGACCACAATTTAATCGTTCTAATTTCGACTCTTGTTACAGCTCTCGGATTAAAAGAAATATGGTCTTTAATAAAGCAAAGAATTGACATTAAGGCAAAAAAAGAAGAGCGTAACGATGAGCTTTCATACAGAGTAATAGAAGAACTTAAAAAGAAGATTGAAGGTTTAGAATTGAAGATTGATGAGTTAATAAAAGAGAATACCGAGCTACATAGACAAGTAGCAAAAATGGAAGAAAGGTTGTTACAAAATGCAAGAAAAAAATCAGCTAGAACTCAAAGGCGTAAAGAAAACAAATAATTATGAGAAAGATTGATAAAATAATTATACACTGTTCAGCAACTGTTGAAGGTGTAAATGTTTCTACATCTACAATAAAAAGATGGCACGTTCAAGGCAGAGGTTGGAGTGATATTGGTTATCATTATGTCATTGGTTTGGATGGTGCAATTGATTATGGCAGACCAATAAGCAGACAAGGAAGCCACACAAAGGGCGAAAATTCTGATAGCATTGGAATTTGTTACATAGGTGGTTTAAGTAAAAGCAAAAGAGCAAAGGACACAAGAACAGAAGCACAGAAAAAAGCATTAATTAAAATACTTAAAACCTTAACACACATTTACCCAGAAGCTTCAATTCACAGCCATTTTGAATTTGCCAACAAAGCTTGTCCTTGCTTTAATGCTGGTGAAGAGTACGCAGAACTACAACCAAAGGGATATAAATACCAGAAAAAAAGTAAGAAAAAATGAATGACCAGCAAAAAAACATATTAACCAACATCATTGGTTTAATTATATTGGCTTTGAATGTGTATGCTTTCTATTGGATGCAAGTAGATTTACTAGATTTTTGTGTAGTTCTTTGCTTTTCATTAGTATTGTTTTTATTCAAAGCAGAAAATACAAAAAGATGGTTGAGAAAAGCTTTAAAAGGCATATTGTCAAAGTTCTCGCAGTAATATTACTGTTTAGCTGTTCACCACAAAAAAGACTAAATAGATTAGTTAAAAAACATCCTTCTTTAGTTGAGTTAGATACTATTAAAATAATTGATACTGTAATAACTCCAACAATTCAACACGATACAACTACAGTATTTAAAGTTTCTACACACGATACAGTTATAAACAACGAAAAGGTTTTTCTAAAATACTTCTATGACACACTTACCCGAGAAATACACCACGAATATATATGCTTTGGGGATACGATTATACAGGAGAAAATTATTCCGATTGAGAAAATCGTTTACAAGGAAATTAATTGGTGGGAAAAATACCAAAGTTTAATTTACATTTTTATTATTGGTTTTGTTTTGTTGGTTATTTATAAAAGACTAACAAAATGAGAGATTTAAACAAACAATATTCAGAACGATATAAAAGTGAAAAGGGCAACCCTAGATACAGGTTAACTGAGGATGAAGCAAACATCATTCAACAATACAGAAGGGTAAAAGAAGAAGCAAAAAGTGAGGGATTAGACCCAAACGATGTACACAGTGGATGGATAAAATCTAAAAATGCAAGTTTATATTTTAAAAATGCAAATTTTAGAGCAAGAGATTTAAAACAATTCAAAGAAGATTTAATTCAAGAGCTTCAACAGTATGCACCACAATTTAAATACATTGAAAAGCCAAAGGTTAGTGATGGACATTTACTGTTGATATCACCAGCAGATATACACATTGGTAAATTATGTAAAAGTTTTGTAAGTGGTGAGGAATACAACAAGCAGAAAGCTGTAATTAGAACGCTTGAAGGTGTACAAGGTTGCTTAAATAAAAGCAGAGGTTTTAACATTGATAAAATACTTCTTGTAATTGGCAATGATGTAATGCACATTGATAGCTTTAGTAATAAAACCACAAGAGGAACTGAGCAAGATGTAGATGGAATGTTCTTTGAGCATTTTCACATTGCTAAAAGGTTGTATATTAATATAATTGAAATGTTATTAGCATTTTATCCAGATTTACATATTATGTATAACAGCAGCAACCACGATTACTTGACTGGTTTTATGTTAGCAGATGTTATTGCTACATATTTTAAAAACAATAAAAACATAAGTTTTGATATCAGCTTACAATACAGGAAGTATTTTACTTATAAAAACAATTTAATTGGCAGTACTCATGGCGATGGTGCAAAGTGGGATTTATTGCCAATGCTTATGGCTGATGAGTGTAAGGATTGGAGCAAGTGCAAGTACAGGTATATGTTTACTCATCACGTTCACCACAAAATAAATAAAGATTACGTTGGTTTATCACTTGAAAGCTTACGTAGTCCATCACCAGCAGATAGGTGGCATTCAAAATATGGTTATACATCATCTAACAATCAAGCAATTGAAAGCTTTATATTCTCAGAAAATGGTCAAGTAGCAAGGTTGACACATTTATTTTAATTTTTTTTTATTTAAGTATTGTATATTTATAATTATTAATTATATTTACAAAAAACATTACTAATATGGATAAAATTCAAAACATAAAAAAACTATCTGAATCAATTGACAATGCTATTGTAAATGTATATGAATCATTGTCAGTTAAGGATTTAGCAATTGCAGTGAGTATAGTTTTAAAAGACTCATACGGCAAACACAACTTCAAACCTTTTTTAAAAGAACTTAAAAAAAATTTAGAATATGAAAAAAGAGATACTTAATACAACAGTGCTGGTAACTGCACTTTACATTAGTTACAAAATAATCACTTATTTAATAATTAATCTTTAATAAAATGGCATTTACAGAAAATAAAGCGTTTAATGATTTAACGCCTGAGAATATTTATACAGTTTCTAAATCAGAAAAAGAATTAATTGATAAAATATTAAAAGGAAATTTATCGGCTTTCGCCTTTGTTAGAAAGGATGAAAATGATAATTATCAAATAAAACCAGCAACATACAGAGATAAAAAAATTATACTTGAAATCATTGAAGAAATTAATAAATTAAAATACTAATTATGAATAAAAACTCAATTATTTCAAAGTTAACTCTTTTAGATACTTCAGCTTTTAGATGTATAGGTTTTTCTAAAACAGGGAAATACACAAAAGAACCTCTTAAATTCAGAAGTAATTTACATAAATTATATAACAATTTAAGTTTGGAAGATTTAAATGAATTATTAAAATTAAGAACTAATAAAAAATAAAACAATGGTAAGAACATTCTACGTGCAGAAAGGTAAAGAAGATATAATGCACAAATTCAAAGAAACCAATGAAAAACTTGGTTTAAACTACTCAGCTACTCTTGTTGAGTTAATGCAAAAATTCAATAAAGAACATTCAAAAAAAGTAAAGGATGAAAGTAACAAGTAAATACAAAAGAATGATTGAAAAAAATGGTTTAGTTTCAACAACTAAATATAAAAGAAAAATTATTAATCTTTCTGACAGGCATACAAATGTTGATGCTGAATTAATTAGAAATGATAATTTAATAACTGTTAAATTTACAAGCTTTGATACTCAATACATTCTTTGTGTAAATAATGGTGAATTTATGCAATTGCTAAAAATTCTTGAAACCCTTAAACAAGAGCTATGAATTACACATTGGAAGAAGAAGCACACTACAAATATCTGCAAGAACGTTTAGAACAATGGCAAACACACCATTTTGAGCAAGAACTTCTTGGAAATGTTAAAAGCTGTTTAACAAGAGTTAATTGGCATAAAAACATTCTACTTAACAAACACACACAAATTTCACAAAAGTCCCTTAGAAGTCTTTTAAATAGCTTTGAAAAGGAAATTTACAACTTGGAAGATTTGCAAAGAAAACTAAGATTGATAAACTCAAAAAGTTTACGTTGCAAGACAATACTTTCAAAAACAAAACAACTACAATTATTAACACTAAAATTCATTAACGATGAACAGAAAAGAACAACTTAATACTTTGTTTAAAAAGTATGAGCTTGATGTTGAAGATACATTTAAGCACAAACACTATCACATTATAACAAGAAGTGGAATTGATAAAATTCAAGCAAGAGCAGAGATTAAAATTGATTATGACCTAAAGCATTACAATCCAGATTTAAAAACCTGTATTATCAAAGCAACAGGTAAATGCAATGATGTAGAGATTCAAACCTATGGTGAGTGTTCACCTGAAAACAACAGGAATGCCTATCCTGTAGCAATTGCAGAGAAAAGAGCAATGAGCAGAATTGTTTTGAAGCTATGTGGTTTTTATGAGCTTGGAGTGTTTGGTGAAGATGAAAGTCCATCCTTTAAAAACAATTAAGATGAAAAAAGATAGATTAAGTTATTCAGCACTAAGTGCATTTAGTAAATCCCCAAACCATTTATTAGCCTACTGGAACAAAGAAGAAGCACCACCAACAGATGCTCAGGAGTTTGGCAAACTGTTACATAAAATGGTGCTTGAACCTGAAGAGTTATTGGAAGAGTATATTGAATATGAAGGTAGAAGAGCTGGTAAAGCTTGGACAGAGTTTCAAGAACTTCATTTAAGCAAAACAATTGTAACTACAAAATTGTACAATCATTGCTATAAAACTTACAGTAAAGCTTTACAAAATAAAGTATTTAAAGATTTACTTTCCAAAACAACAGAAACAGAAAAACACATAGAATGGCAGTGCAAGGGTGTTAACTTTCACGGGTATGTTGATATGGTTGGAGAAGGTTTTATTGCTGATATTAAAACTACAACTGATGCTGGAGAACGGTTTGAAAGGGATTTGTACTATGACAATCTTGGGTATATAATGCAAGGTGCAATGTACTTGGAAGCATTTCCAAAAGATACTTCTTATTATATTATTGCAATTGAAAAATCAGAACCTTACAATGTTCAGGTTTATGAACTTTCTGAAAAATCAATTTACAGGGGTGTTGAAAAATACAATGATTTGGTTGATGCATTTAAAGAATGGGATGGACAGCCAATGAGTTACAGTAGTGAAATAAAATTAATCTAAAAACAAAAAAAATGCCTTATAAAGACAAACAAAAAAGAAAAGAAAAAGCTAAAGAATATAGCAGAAAACATTACTTAAAAAACAGAGAAGAGGTAATTAAAAGAACTGCTAAATGGAAGAAAAATAATCCTGAAGCAAATAGAATGCATTCAAAAACTGCATACTATAAACCATCAGAAATTGAAGGTGTTTCTATAGGAGTTTTGAAAAAAAGGGAATACAGAAAAAACAATCCTGAAAAAATAAAAGAACAAAATAGAAAATACAGAGAAAAAAATAATCAAAAAAACAAATAAAAATGGATAAAAAAGTATACTGTGGTAGTGGTAAAAAACAAAGTGAAACTTGGTTGAAAGCTACAATAAACATCAATAAAATTAAAGACCACATTGAAGAGTTTAAAGGTCATAAGTTTATCAGAATTAACATCAACATCAAAGATGAAATAGATCAATTTAATAAAGATGTTGCAATAAGCATTGATAAATGGCAACCTGAACCAAAAGCTAAAACTGAAAGTATTGATGATGGTGATGACTTACCATTTTAAACTTAACCTTGAAAGGTACTATAATATACTATCCCTAAAATCAAGAGGGTACAGTGATAATGAAATAAAACATATTACTGGATTAAACCTTGTAACTGTTAGAAAGTATTTATACTACTATGAATTCAAACATAAAAGGGGTGATTATGTCACCCTTAATTCAAAACAAGAACCCTATTACAAAGATGAAATGAAGTATGGAAGCATTCCAACTTACAGCTTTGATGATTTAAGCGAAGAAGAAAAAGAACTTTATTACAACAACTTAAAACAAAACAATTAGTGAAATCTGAAGAAGTAAAACTAACAAAGTTTTTAAATGACAAATTAGGTTTAGATTTGATTACAACTAAAAATGAGTTTTGTTATTATGATTCTACAAACAATAATTATATAGTTGAATATAAATTTAGAGCTAAATTTTACCAAGAAAAGTTAATTCAAGTTGATAAATTATTTAGTTTATTAATGATTGCCGAACACCAAAACAAAGCACCAATTTATATTGTTTCTGATCCAGAGGGTATTTTTATTTACAATTTAAAAGACAGTTTAGATTATTTTTTAAATACAAAAATTGTTGTTAGAAAATGTCCATATAGAACTGAATTTGTTGAAAACAAAAAAATAAATAAATATTTTTATATTTTATCAAACAAACAACTAACTAAAAAACTATGATTGAACTACCATATTTTAAATTCTTCCCCAACCAATGGCTTACAGGAACAATTGCTTTTCAAAACTTTGATGTACAAGGTGCATTTATGAGAGTATGTTGCTTTTATTGGAGCAAGGGTTGTAAGGTTTCCAACAGTGAACTTAAAAACATTGTTGGAGAATACTATGATAAATTATTAGAAACTAATTTAATTAAAGTTGAGAACAAATTAATTAAGATTAAGTGGTTAGATGAACAGTTTGAAGAGAGAAAAACAGCACATCAAAAAAGGGTTGCAGCTGGAAGATTAGGTGGAAAGCAAAGCTCAAGCAATGCTCAAG